ATTACAAAGAGAAGGGGTTTTATTACACAGAATCACGTAAATACACCTTGTATAACTGTAACAAGTGCTACACTTGGTTTAGACATAGACAATCAGAGCGTTTAAATCAAAGCAGACACACGAGGGTGCAATTATGACAGAAACAAATAAGGCTAATATCACAACCCTAACAAAAGTTAGGGCTGCCGCTACCATCACACCTAACATTGGTGTGGAGATTTTATACAGGGACACTAACAAAACAAGTAACACGTTAGTAATTGATGGTCATGTTGAGGTAACGTACGATACCTACCTACTGGAAGGGATGCCTTACTTTGAGGCAGCAGTTGTTGACGCCACCGACAGGCAGCATGTTTACGCAAGGCTGCCACTTACAGGCATTAGGCTTATTAGATTTTTATACAAGAAAGAGGGGTAGTTATGAAGATGTCTGAATTTATAGAAGCAGCCAACCGGTTGCAGACTGTAAAAGCAGTGCAAGCCTGCTTAGAAGAGGAGTTAGGGGAGTTGCAGGTCGAGTTACTTATCCAGCCGCACATCCCTGCATCGCTTATTAAAGAGCTTGCTGATGTAATTTGGTGTGCAACTGCAATGATGGAGAAGTTGGGGTATGATTCTGAGAGGGTCATGCAACTGCTTGCTACTAATAATGCAAGCAAGGTTTATCTATCACTAGAAGCTGCAAGTGACGACATGTATAACCACCACGAACTTAATTGTGGTATAGAGCCTTTTGGTGATGGAAGTATGTTTGTCGTGGTTAATCCTAACGCAAAAATTCAAAAGCCACTTGGTTTTGTTAAGTTGACAGGCTCTGACATTAATAACTGCATGCGCTAGGAGGTTTTGTGTTAGGTACAAAGTTTGACGGAGGCAAGATGCGCTACAGCTTACTGCCTAAAGGTGTGGTAAGTGCTATTGTACAGGTGCTTGAATATGGGGCGTCTAAGTACGCGCCTAATAACTGGCAATTATTGCCTGACGCTGACGCTCGTTACTACGACGCGCTTATGCGGCACCTAGCTGCATGGCGTGAGGGTGAGTCGCATGACGCAGAGTCAGGCTTACCACACATGGCACATGTGTTGTGCAATGCAGCCTTTCTGCTGTGGTTTGATAACCAAGGCAGGCGATTATGAATAGACAAAGCAGACTGCCGTGCCCTAAGTGCGGTAGTAGTGATGCAGTGACAGTGTATGGAGAGGATAAAGGGGCTTACTGTTTTAGTTGTAAGCAAAGTGTTAAATTAAATATTATTGGAGAGGCAAAGAAAGTGACTAACAATTATGATGGTTTGACAGTTGATATCATACAGGCAGCACCATTCGCTGACCTAAAACACAGGGCGATACCTGCACATATAGCAAAGCAGTTTAGTGTAAAGCAGCTATGCAACCCACGCACAGGGGTTGTAGACCTGGTTGCATACCCATTCTTTAGTGAGAATGGGGCACTGCGAGGTTACAAGGTTAAGCATATTAATGACAAAGACCGTACATATGTCGTCGGTAAACTTGACACAGGTTTTGGTAACGACCAGTTGAAGCGCGGAAAGTTTGTTATTGTCACCGAAGGTGAGGAAGATTGTCTTGCAGCGAAGTACATGCTGGAACAGTGTGGTAAAGATTATAATGTTGTGTCTATAGCAGACGGTGCAAGCACAGGCGGTGTTAGCAAGAACACGTCAGCACTAATGCAACTACTGGCAAAGCAGTATGCAGTTATCTGCCTTTGCTTTGACATGGATCTGGTTGGGCGGTCTTATGCTAATGCAGTTGCAAAACGTTACAGCCCTATTGCTGAATTACGCATAATGTCATGGGACAACATTAAAGGTAACAACAAGGATGCTAATGACTTATTGAAGCAAGGCAAGCACCAAGTATTTTTTGACGCTGTTAACAAAGCGAAGAAGTACCAGCTAGACAGCGCACTATATAGTGATGACATTGCAGGCTGCTATGAGCCAATTAAAGAAGGCGTAAAAGTCCCTAGCTTCCCTTGCCTTAATAGTATTACCAAAGGCTTTAGAGGCGGTGAGATTGTGATAATAACTGCACTACCCGGTGGTGGTAAGACAACCTTCATGCGCCAGATTGAGTATGACTTTCTTATGCAAGATAAGAAGATTGGCTTTATACACTTGGAAGAAACAGTTACCAAGACTAAGCAAGGTATGCTTGCACTTGCAGGTAAAATGCCTTTATGGGCATGGCGTCAAAACCCACCAGCACGTGGCACTATACCTGCTGTTGATGAAATGGAGCGCAAGCTTAAGGAAGGTGGCAGCCTGTTTATACCTGAAGATACCAAGTTCACATTAGAAGGCATTAAAGATACGTTACGCTACCTTGTTGACGTTGAGAAGTGCGATGCAATTGTACTTGACCCTATAAGTTACTTAGTAAATGATAACGGCAAAGATGAAGGTGAAAGACAGTTCATCGATGACTTTATGTCAAGTCTTAGAGAGTTTAAAAGCGGCAGTTGCACTATATTCGTTGTAGTGCACATGAAAAAACGTGACATGGTACCACCAAGGTGGCAGAAGAAGAAGGAAGATGATGAACCACCACCGCCTTTCTTTGAGCCAATAGCTCAGTCAGATTTGCGGGGCAGTGCTGCTTATGCTATGGTGTCGCACATTATTATTGCCCTAAGCCCACTGATTACACCAGGGCAGCAAACCAGTAATAGGGTGACACGTATAAGTGTAATTAAGAACAGAGAGGTAGGGTTAGAAGGCACAGCTGACCATATAACTGTATGCCCTAACACAGGCCATATGGTATTAACAACCGACCCAACTTGAGGTTAATATGTACATACACATCGACTCCGACAGCATGCTTTACAAAGCAGCAGGGTCACTACAACAAACAATTCACGCTGCGCCTGATGGTAGCACTTATGACAGCCTACCTGACCTACTAGCAGCTGGGCACACTGAGCACACCAGGCAGGTTGTGCTCAAAGAGCCTGAAGAGCAGGCTCTCGAATCTGCTATGTCTATTATAAAGCAGCTGATAAGTTCTATACACAAAAATGTAGCAGAGTTATGGCCCTGTGATGACTACGTAACTAAAACTTACATATCTAGCAGCACAAACTTCAGGTTAGGCATATGTCCGAAATACAAAGCAAACAGAACGCAGCCTAAGCCTTTACTACTTAAAGATCTAAAGCAGTGGTTTTTACACCGTTACGCACCTATCATAATGGAAGGGTATGAAGCGGATGACGTGTGCAGTAGTGCGCATGTCACCTGTCAGCGTGCAGGCGTTGACTCTGTACTTGTGCATATTGATAAAGACCTTGATACAGTAGTTGGCACGCACTACAACCCTGATAAGAAACTTGCCTATACAATTACGCCAGCCCAAGCTTTGCTTAACTACTACAGGCAGGTATTAATGGGTGACGCCACTGATAATGTAATTGGTATTAAAGGGGTAGGCCCTGCAAAGACAGCAAAGGTATTGCCTTTGGATCTCGCTGATACACACTGTAACAAAAAGCTACAAAAGTACCTGGACAGCACAGTCAAAGAGTACTATATTTCTTCAGGTAGGTTAGCAGACTTTGCTAAGAACAAACAGTTACTTAAAATGATCACAGACTTAGAGGTCTCATTATGACAAAACACTATTTAAAAGCGCTAAAGTGCAGGATGCACGGGAAAGCAATGGCATGCGAGCTAGCAGGTTGGCTAACAGGCAAAGACTTGTATAGCTTAGACTGCTATGACCTTGCCCAGATGCTGTGGGATATTTTTGTACCTTCTCAAGATGACACTGAGCTGCTTAAGCTTAAGCAGATATTACTAATGAAGTGCGAGAAGTCAGCAATATGGGATAAAGAACTTTGCATGGCTATGCTGGCTATAATTTGCTCTAAACACAACTTTGAAATCGAGGCCGTTTAACGTGATTGACTTATTTACTGACACTAACAACCGTGCCTACGTGCACACCCCAGAGCTTGAGCAAGCCTTGGTATTTGAAAAGCAACAGCTTGACTTCAATTGGCGTGCAGATGAAATGCTTGTTGAACAAGACAAGCACGCTGTACTGACTGACACCACACCAGCAGAAAAGCATGCACTGCTTACGATACTTAAGACATTCACACACTATGAAGTACGTGCAGGCGGGGATTACTGGCTAGGTAGGGTGCTAAATACATTTGCACCACTTGAAATAAAACGCATGGCAACTATGTTTGGCTTTATGGAAACATGCGTGCATGCACCGTTCTATGACACTGTTAATAAAGTAATGTTTGTTAATGATGCTGCATTTTATAATGAGTACCTGAAAGACCCTGTACTAGCAGAGCATATGGCTTTTGTTGATGAAGCAGCAACAGGCAATGACTTACTACTTAGCTTAGCGACTTTCAGTATGATTGAAGGCGCTGCTTTATACAGTGCTTTTGCTGTACTTAAAGCTTTCAGGTCGAATGGGTATAATAAGATGCCAGCCATTGCTAATGGTGTTAATTTCAGTGAGCGGGATGAAGCATTACATAGTGCAGGTGGTGCATGGCTATACCATGTAACACGCAAGTATGGTAAGCAAGCACAAGGTAGCAACTGGCTTGAAGACAAGCTTTACCCTGCTGTGCGTAAGCTTGTAGCCCACGAAGATCACATTATTAACTTAGTATTTGAGCACGGTGAATTTTGTGGTGTTAACAAGATCGACATGCAAACCTGGGTGAGGGAACGTGTTAACCACTGCTTAAAACAATTGCACCTGCCACGCATGTATGATATAAATCGCAGCCAGATTAGCGGCTGGTTCGAGCAGTCTACACAAGGCTTAACATTAGTCGACTTTTTTGACACAATACCTAAATACCAAAAAGGGTATTCTTTAGAAGGTTTTAACTTTTATGACTTAGTGAGGGTATAGCAGTGAGTAAGTACGACATATATTCAGAGCGTCGCAAGGCGGCACAAGCACGTAAAACAGTGCCCATGTGGATGACAACAGCAGGGTATCAGTTGCTATACAACAAGAATTACCTAGAGACAGACGAGACGCCTAAAGACAGGTTCCAGGCTGTCGCGGCTGTATTGTCACAGCCTAAGTACAGCATTTTATCTATCACACAAGATCGGGTATTTGACCTGCTTTGGAATGGTTGGCTGTCTTTACCAACACCCGCACTTACCAGCATAGGCAAGGCCAACAAAGGCATGCCTGTTAGTTGCACAGGCAACTATGTACAAGACAGTGTTAGCGGCTTTTTCAGTGCAGCAAAAGAAATAGCTCAGCTAACTAAAGAAGGGTTCGGCACCAGTTCAGACCTGTCTGACATCAGACCACGAGGGACAATAGTTTCTAACGGCCTTAAAGCCGCAGGCGTACTGCCTGTTGTAGAACTTATAAACAAGACCACTAGCATGGTAAGTCAAGGGAAAAACCGATCAGGCGCATGGGCAGGCTATTTAACATTTGAGCATGGTGACTTCTATGAATACTGCCAGCACATTACACACAACCCTAAAGAGAATGCAGGCTTTATCTTAACAGACAAATTCATGCGAACCGTTCGCAACAACGATGCAGATGCTATGCGTCGCTTGCAGACGTGGATGAAGCTAAGGGCAGAAACAGGCACAGGTTATCTGATAAAGCGTGACTTAATTGGGCGTCGTTGGGCAGCACAGGGGCGGCCAGCAAATTTCAGGGCAAGTAATCTTTGCGTTGCACCTGAAACTTTAGTGCTTACAGAAAAGGGCCACTTGCCTATAGCTACCCTGGTAGGTCAGGAAGTCCGAGTTTGGAACGGTCAAGAGTTCTCACCAGTACAGGTTTACAAAACAGCAGATAACGCTAAACTGCTGTCTGTAACCACTGACTCAGGGCATAAAATTGACTGTACCCAAGAGCATAACTTCTACATTAGCGTAGATGGTAATACTGTAAAAGTGCCTGCAAAGGACTTGTCTGTCGGGGATACCCTTGCAACCTTTGCAACACCTAACAGGGACGCGTCTCGGTTCGTCAAGGTAGCCTCAGTGGTTGACAGTGGCCGTGTATCTGACACTTACTGCTTCACAGAGCACAAGCGAGGTATGGGCGTATTTAATGGTGTACTCACAGGGCAGTGTAATGAGATACATCTACCATCAGCACCTGACTTGTCATTTACATGTGTACTGTCTAGCCTGAATCTAGCCAATTACGACGAGTGGTGTAATCACCCAACAGCACTAACAGACGCCTTTATTGTGCTAAACGCAATAAACGAACTGTTCGTTGACCTTGCCACACAGAAAGGCTGGGGCAATGACATTGAACTGTCTAGAACCCTCAAGTTTGCCAAGGAATACCGTGCATTAGGTATGGGTGTTATGGGGCACCACACTTACTTGCAAAGCAAAAGTATACCATTCCATGCACAAGACAGTGTGAATAGGAACATCTTTCACAGCATACAGCAGGCAGGTATTGGTGTCAGCCGTGCACTTGCACAACATACCAGTAAGGTTGCATTTGGTGACCAGTACAACTGGGCATTGTGCGCTGTAGCACCGACACTAAGTACCAGTTTGATCATGGGCGGCGTGTCAGGTGGTATTGAACCTGTATTCAGTAACGTTTACAGTCAAGAGATGGCAGGCGGTATTGTGTCACGCGTAAACCCTGTACTGCTAGACTTAATGAAAGACAAGGGTATAAATAGCAAAGGTCTGCTTGAAGATATTAATGCAAATAACGGCAGTGTACAGCACTTAGAGCAGTTTACTGACCACGAAAAGCAAGTCTTCAAAACTGGCTACGAGATTGATCAGATGCAGATTGTCAGGCATGCAGGTGTCAGGCAGCAGTATTTAGACCAAGGGCAGTCACTAAACCTGTACAATTGTGGTGACCAAGGTTACTTGTCTAAAGTTCACAGCTATGCTATAAATAATGACAATGTACTTGGCCTGTACTATCTAAGGCCAGCAGAGAAGCCTATGCCTACACCTGTATGTGATGCTTGTGACGGTTAATTTAATTGGAGGTGAGTATGAATCTAGACATTACAAATTTAAAGTTCCATAAAGAACCAGGACGTATTAATGAAATTATATTATGGTACACCTGCTCACTGCAATTAGGTTTTGACCACTATGAACTGCAAAGTGAGAAATGTCACATAAGTGAGTATGATTACACAGGAAGTTATCATCATATACTAGGGGAGATAAGTGATGAGCATGATAAAAGATTATTAAACAGGTTCGAACAGTCTATACAACACTCTCTTTTTATCGACCCTAAAGCATTCAGAGGTGTGATTAAAAATTGTACGCAGAGTCATATACGCTGTGTACCTATATCTATATACGAAGAATATGAGTAAATGAGGTAAGTATGAAAGTTTTATTAATAGTGTGTATATTTGCTCTTTCGGTTATCTTTGGTGTTCTCTTTAGTGCATAGGCAGGTCGTATAATTTTTAATAAGTAGGAGAAAATTATGTACCATAATCAAGAAATTATGACAAGCTGGCGCGACTTAATGACGGCTGAGGAGTTTTAATATGACCCTACTAGCCCTTGACCACAGCCTGTGTAATACAGGCTTTGTTGTACACGGAAAATGCATAGGCAGTGCAGTGTCTGAAGTTGTCAGCGTCGGGCTTTACCAACGCAAGCAAGACAAGGCCTGCAAGCACGCTGTGTTTGCTGACATCCTTGCCACAGGGCACTCCTTGTTGCACAAGTACGACCCCAGGCAGGTAGTTATTGAAAGTCCAAATGTGTGTAGGTCTGAAGGTGCAGCAGCTAGTAAGTTCAGTGTATACATGCTGGCCGCTTTCTTTGCTGTACACAAAGTGCCCGTGCACTATGTAAGTGCTAAGCAAGTAAAAGCAGCAGCAGGTTTGCCACTTAAAGCAAGTAAAGCAGAAATGGTTGCAGTCATGCATAAAAAGTACGGCAAGAACTTGCAATGGTTTATGCACAATGGTAAAGTCACCATCTCAAAGAATGAACACATAGCTGACGCACTTGGTGTGCTTGAAGCTTATTTAGGGGGTAAAGGTGTTAACACTTAAGGTTTGTCTAGTTCTTACAGCTATGCAGCACTACTACAGGGCTGCATCGCCACACCACCCGGATGAAGACGAATTCTACCTACTACGCACAACGACAGAAGCGTTCTTAGATGCCCAAGGCTTAGACACAGGTGACACTTGTAGTCATGAATGGCTTTGCAACCATGCACAGCTTGTAGAGCGTTTCAGGCACGTCGAAGGCTGGAAACCACGGGTTACGCGCTTTATGCTTACAGAGCATGCACATGTAAGGCTAGATGCAGCCATAAGGAAGAGAAGCTATGAGAACATAATAGCAGACTACCTTATATTTGCTTATGACGGCTTAGTTAACGGTATGGCAGGGCTTGAGGCTTTCGTATCAACTCACTGCAAGAGGGTTTTATAATGAAACTTACAACAAAAATACAGAAGACTAATTATTCCAAACTCCTTGCTGCATGTAATATAGCTAACCTTAACAAAGAAGAGACAGCTGTATTACTAGGTAACGCATGGGTAGAAACACAATTCAGCTTCTACAGGGAAAACCTTAATTACTCGCAGATGGGCCTTGCTAGGACATGGCCAAGCATATTCAAAAAGCGGCCTGAACTAGCTGAAGAGTTAGCGCACAGGCCCATTGCAATTGCTAATACTGTATACGCCAATAAACTAGGTAATGGTGACAAAGCGACTAATGATGGCTGGACTTATAGAGGCTTAGGCCCAATGCAGATTACAGGGGCTATTACGTACAAGAATATATACCAAATGCACGTGCTGATGTACAAAGCAGGCCTTACTACTGCTGCATACCCACCAAGCCCGAGGCTGTACTCTGCTGCTAACCATGCCGAAGTGACTGCTATAGCATACTGGCTTGCATATGTGCGTAGCCCTAAGTGGCAATTGCCTGCCATAACAGACGTAAAGAGCACTGACAATATTAGAGCACTGTGCTATAAGATTAATAAGGCAGGTCTGAAGATGGACGAGCGTGTAGCTACTGCATTAGTAGTATACAGCACAATTTAAAAGGTCAGGTAAAAGGTCAGGTGACCTTAAAAGAAACGCCACAATTAAGTGGCGTCATTAAGCTAGCGGGGTGGGTAATATTGTCTTAGGTAGCTTTATTTAAACTTAAGAACTTAAGGATCTTAACAACTTTCTCAAGCGCTTTGTCATCTTTAGGGTCTGGGGTGATCTTAACAACAATAGATGCTACTGCAATAATATGGCTAACAATTGCCATGACGTCGATTAAGGATTCCATGTAAAACCTTCTAGTGTAAAATAGTCTGTACCGTTACAGTACAGGGTTAAAGATTGGTAGGCGGTATTAGTGTACTTGTATTGTTGGCCATCAATTTTTACGCCTGTATAGGCAGTGCCACCCAAGGTTACCGTAGCCGCCTTGCCTGTGATTATAACATGCCCAGCTGCAACTTGCACCTGTCTGTTAGTTTTTATTACTGCCTGCCTGCCTGTGACTAAAACAGAACCTTTAGTCGCAGTTACTCTACGAACCTTACCTAACGTAGCTGCATATGGCGTTACTACTACATGTCCCGCTGCACCAATTACGCCCCTACTACGTTTAACACTAGCTGCATAGCTGGTTACAAGGACAGCACCCTTAACAACATTGACTGTGCGGCTCGCCCCTGTCGTCACGGTAGCAGCATACCCTGTAACTGCCACATGCCCAGTGGCAGCAATGACATTACGTTTACTGTTAATACTGGCGGGGTAGCCCGTAACAGTGACATGCCCAGCAGCTACACTGACAGATTTCCTTATCCTGACACTGGCCTGGTAAGGTGTTACAAGCACATGCCCTGTAGCGGCCTGGAGGGTACGCTTACTATTAATGGCAACTGCATAACCTGTGACAACTACGTGGCCAAGCGCTACACTTAAAGTAAGGCCACTGCCAGCGACCGCAGGCAGTTCTCCTAACGCAACAGCGCCTAAAGGTGAGCTGCCTAGTAACATACCTATCTACCCCATGT